TTATGCAAGTCTCACTATGTAGTTATAGGCAATGTTTTTGACGGTGTTCTCGGCGTTGCCGGCAGCGTTTACCGTAATCGTATGTCCATGAACACCAAGGGCAACGGTATGGCTGTGCGCACCAATTCCCACAGTATGGTTATGTGCGCCGATACCTACGGTATGGGCATGCGCTACTGAGTTTGTTGTTGTTCCATGTTTACCTAGGTTAGCCGTAGCAGAATCACCACAGGCGAAGGTGTCATAGTTGCCAGCGCCGCCATGCCCGTAGAGAGGAATGTTTGCGTGGTTATGAACACCACCATTTGATGTGGTCTTGGTTCCATAGTCGAACGTGCTTGCTGTTTTTGTGCCGTAGTCGAAACTGCTGGTTGTTTTAGTGCCTAGATCTGTATTCGATGCACTGGCACTGTGATTATGCGATTTAATGCCGTCTTGCTCTTGCGATAACACGGCGCGGCCACTCACAGGCTTCCCTTTGATAGTCCAGCCACGCATGTCAGGGATAACACCAGATGGATAAGCTGCAGCAAGATAAGGATAGGCGGCCTTATCAAAGGATTGCCCTTGCATTAACGCATAACCTTCGGGAATGACGTCGGAAGGCCAAGCAATTGGAGAACCTACGGGTACGGTATTAAGCGGTTCAAATTCCTTTTCAAAACCATATCCGTCGCGGGCTGAACGGTAGTAAAGACCGCCATTTCTATAGTTGGCTTTGAATTGCAACGAAGGGCAAGAACTCGGCGTCACGTAAAAGTGGACAATTAAAACGCTATCACCGCTGCGTTTCCCTACGTAAAGTCCGCTGGGCGCATTCCATGCCACACCTTTTTCACTCTCTACAGTACTGACCGCATTGACCGGAAACGCCTTCACGTCATCGGCATTCAAGCTAATATCCGCGCTTAATGCTTTGCCGTTAACCTTGCGCCCACTGGGCACACGTCCGTTGGCGTTATCATTTGCGGCTTTGATGGCTTTGGGTGTGGCGGCTAATGTCTCACTGTTGCTATCAGTGTCACTGCTAAGCTGAACAATCCCTTTTTGAGTCGTGCTCGCATCCTGCGCGGTGTATTTGCCGTTAGCCAAATCATGAGCAGCCTTGACGGCTTTCGGCGTAGCGGCCAACGTCTCACTGGTGCTGTTGGTCGCGCTGCTCAATTGGGTAAAACCTTTCTCTTTGAGCGTGGCGTCAGGATGGCGGCGCGATTGCTCATGTTCCAGCAATTTATCGTCAACGTATTCCTGTGTAGCAAGCACCGTTGAGCTATCAATCAGCAAATTTACCGTGTCCATATCGCTGATAATCACCACCATGCGCAGGGTCTGAGCACGGCCTGAGCCCTCAGATAACAGCGGCTTGTAACTCTCGGCCATGTTACTGACCGCAATCAATGCGCCGGTGTCGTCATACAACCCCAGCTCACGCATCCAGAAGCCGCCAATCTCCGGTGGAATAACCAACTCGGCCACTAAATAATTCTTCTTTTTGGTATCAACGATCACTTTATTAAGTGCGGCGCGGTGTTTTTCTGCAATCAGCTTAGTTTGCGTGGGTACGGGTGTAGGCAATGAACCACCACCATCCCCCACGGCCATCTGTGTCAGGTTAATCTTGGCTCCGCCC